TGTTGAAAAGATTGTAGAAAAAATTGTAGAAGTTGAGAAAATAGTAGAGAAGGAAGTTCCTGTAGAAGTAATTAAGGAAGTAGAAGTAATTAAGGAAGTTCCGGTAGAAGTTGAAAAAATAGTAGAAAAAACTGTAGTAGAAACAGAGCAATTAGAAGGCACTCCCATAGTAGTATTAAAAGAGGATAAGAAAAAAGTTAAAAAGTTAGAAAAAGAAATAGCACAATTAAAAACTAAACTAACTGGTGCTGAAAATACTGCTAATTTTAATCAGGAACAGGTAGATAATTTACTTACTCGCTTAAATAGTGGTGTAAACATAGAAGAGTTTACAGATGAGGAACAAGAGTTCTTACAAAATTATTTAAGCAGACAAGATGTCCTCGGCGGATAAATTAACAATAATAACACCACCAGATAGATATTATGGTGCTGATGTAAACATATTAATATCAGGTTTTAGTAAAGACGAACAAAGTGAATTAATATTAGTACTTGATAATATAGATGCAGAGTGCTGTTTAGCAATAAATGATATGACTCCCGAGAGAGATACAGAATGGATGCTTGACACAGCTCTAAGATGTAGTATAATAATATTTAATCTTAAATGGGCAAAAGTAGAGAGAGATGCAATATGCTTTGGTTGGTTATTAAGTAAGAGTAATTGTTATTATAAGTGTGATGATAAAACTGCTAAACTAGTAGGATTATTTAACACAAATAGAATAGAAAGTATTATAGAGCCTATAAAACAATTGGAGGAATAATGGCACGGGATTGGAATAATAAAAATACAAGTTGGGATAAAAATAGAGGTGGAAAGAAACCTTATAGAAAACCAATAGATTATAAAGTTAGTCCAGTAAAAATATCTGGACTTAAAGTTTGGGTGCAAAATGGTGATGTGGATAAAGCCTTACGCAAATTTAAAAAGAAAGTAGCCAATTCCGGTAAATTACAAGATTTAAAAGCTCGTGAACAATATGAAAAACCTAGTATTGCAAGAAAACGTGCTAAAGACATTGCCCGTAAGCGACATTTAAAAGAAGTTGCTGAAAATTCCATCCATCGTAAACGAAAATATTAACCCTGCCGTGTGAAGAAAAAGGGGGGCACAATGCCCCCCTCTCCTCTTTGGGTTAGCGAAACTTAGAACTTAATTTCGATCTCCTTTGGCTTCAGTGCTTCAGGTACTTCCTGTTTAAGACTAACCTTTAACATTCCGTCCTTGCATACTGCCGATACAACTTCGACATATTCTGCCAAGTTCCAAGAGCGTCTGAAGTCGCGTGTTGCGATGCCCTTGTGTAGCCAATTCTGTTCGTCTGAGTCCTCTTTGTGACCAGCGACAGTCAATTGTCCATTATCAACAGTTACTGAAAGATCACCCTGAGAAAACCCAGCAACGGCAATGGTAATTACATACTCAGAGTCGCTGATGCGTTCAATATTGTAGGGTGGGTAGGACGGTGCTTGATGTGTAAAAAGCCTGTCCATATCGCCAAATAAGCGATCGAATCCGACCATGTGTCGGTTAAGTGTGGGGATAAGATTTCCCGCAGTGATTCTATACTCAGTCATTTTAAGTTCCTCCTTATGTTAAGCGAGTAAGTTTATGAGCCTCCAAATTGAGCACTCATATACATATTATAGCACCATTACTATGATATGTCAATATATTTATCGTTTTCTTAACCGATCAATTAACTCTTTTTCACGTATGAACTCTTTGGTTTGTGTAAATTCTTCAAAATCTTTATCGGTAAAATTCATAGATCTGTGATCGTTGCATAAGAATATCATATCATAATAGTTCCAATTTTTGTATTCCGGAATGAGATAATTTTTTACAGGTTCAGTCCATCTTTCTTTGATGTAGTCTATTGTTTCATTAATTGAATCGTAATTATATGCTGATTTTGTTAAATTGAATCCTATCATAAAAAACCAATTGTCACTTACTTTAGTTGCACATACTTGATCAACCCAATTATCTATATTATCTCTTACTTTATTCCATTTTGCCGGCCAACGAATTTCTTCAAAAACATCATCTATGCCATCTATGCTGTATGTCATGGTAACTGATCTAAATTCTTTAAAGATTTTGTATTTTTCACTATTAGTATCTACTTTTACTGTACCATTAGTATTATATTCTACTCGTACTGAACTTCGTTGTTCTTTTGGTATTTTTTCTAAAGTTTTAAGATGAGTAGCTGTGAGTAATGGTTCTCCACCATTAAAATGTATCCATTCTAAATTTTTATAATCAATGTTTGGAGGATCTTCAGTAATAGGTTTCCATTCTTTTATATCAATGCTGTTTCTGTGATTTCTATCATGGCCAGCCGGTCTTTGTAGTAACGTATTCCATGTTGAACTATAATAAGATGTACATGTATTACATGCTAAATTACATAAATTACCTACCCAAAAATCAAATCTATATGGAGCATCAGAATCGATGTAATCTTCATAATTATTATGTAGTTTTAACCAATTTCTGTTAACGTCTAGTCTTCTACTCGAGCGTCCGTCACTATGTTTTTCGTTTTCGACGCAACCTTCACATTCTTCTGGTATTTCTCCCCGGTCAAATTTTGCTCTAATATCTTTAAGGTAAGGATCATTCCATACATCGTCAGGAGTAGTTACTTTACCTCCTTCATGTAAACAACAACAAAATACCTTGCCAGGTTCTGTTATTGACATACTAACATATGGTTCTATGCAGAAGAATTTATGATTTGGATTCATTCCAATATTTATAGATTGCGCTAAATACTGAAGACGGATTAGGAGCGACGAATGCGATCAAATTGCTTTCTCAAGTGGTGGCTAATAACATGTGCTGTACTTGCCTCAACGGCAGTAGTACATTATTTCGATATGTGGGTCACCCTCTGGCATTTAGACCAAACCAAGATAAGCTTTGGTATATTAATACTGTTTTATGGTTTAACTGCCCATTTAGGACATCAATCATACAAACTCTATAAAAGCCGACCTTTAAATTTCCGCACAATAGAAGTATCATGGTTCTTTGCTGAATCAATGATAACTTTGGGGTTAATTGGTACAGTAACAGGTTTTATCATAATGCTAGGTGGCGCTTTTGCTGACTTAGATTTAACTAATATAGGACAAGCCAAGGAAGTTATACGAGATATGGCCGCGGGAATGAGTACCGCGTTAACAACTACATTGGTAGGCCTTGTGTGCTCAATTATTACCAAATTACAATTGATGAACTTAGAATATGACCACAGGAAAGCGTAACAGATATTTATCAGGATTAGGATTTACTGATTTATTGTTTAATACTTTAATCGGTTTTGTGTTCCTTTTTGTTATAGCATTCTTGCTTATAGCACCTCCTGTCCCCACAGATAAAAAAATAGATCCAAAGGCAGAGATATTGCTCATATTAACTTGGCCTGAAGGATCGTCTAAAGATATTGACATGTGGGTTAGAGATCCATTAGGACAAATTGTTAGTTTTAGAGGCAGGGATAGAGGACTGATGCATTTGGATCGAGATGATCTAGGTACTAGTAATGACACTGTTCAATTAGCAGATGGTCGTTATGTAACAAGTGATATGAATCAAGAGATTGTTACAATACGTGGTTTCCTTCCAGGCGAATGGACTGTTAATATTCATTATTATGCGTATAGGCAAGGCTCTACTGCAGATGTACCACAAGAAGAAATAACTGCACCTGTCACAGTGGAATTAATTAGAATTAATCCATATAAATCTAAAGGTTTAATTAAATTTGATTTGGTTAAACCAGGGCAAGAAAAAACAGCGTTTAATTTTACTGTAGTAGAAGAAACATATACTAAACGAAAAGGTGGAGAACTAACTGAAGAAAAGATTTATCATATAACAGATGTTAATACATATATGACACCATTTGTATATGACCAAAGGTGGCAATCAACATATCATGAAGGCCCTGACGGAAATTTAATTGAACGTACACATGGAGACCAAACACCTGAGTCACCAGTGCCCCCTGATCCTGCTGGCAATTTTGCTGGTATTAAAGAAGAATTTTTACACTTATGGGGATATTGATGATTGATGAACAACAAGAAACTCAAAACATTACAGACGCAAGTCATCATCAAAACAATGCAGAGGCAAATATTATGGCAACAGCACAAGAAAAAGCAATAGATTTTTCCACAATAGCAGGTGATGAGAAACTTGAATGGAATGCTTGGTATGATATACTATATGCGTTTAATATTGAGTTTATTACTGCGGTGTTGTTAATTATTCTTGTTAGTTATATATTAATACGTACTCCTGCGAAACTTTACATCAAATTCTTAACAATTCCCTTGCTTTTTTTCTTATTATATAGTACAATGGATAAGTTAAATGACGTTCTAGGGTATGCTTATCCTACGATTCCTGTTGGAAAAGTAATTGTAATGGACGGCCAAAGACAAGGTAAAGTTATTGAATTATGGGTTAAACATTTAGGTAAAACAGATACTCGATTATATAAATTACCGTATACTAAAAAATTGCAGAAAAAGTTAAAGCAAGCAAAAGAAGCACGAGAACAAGGTAATCCAATGGTCTTAGAATGGAAGAGAGCCGCTAAACATAAAGGACGAGCAGGGCAACGTAATCCAGGAAAATTTATAGTATATAATTTACGTGACTTAATGGAAGGGCCAAAAAAGAATTATGAGCAACAATGATGTCAGATACTGCAACTAAAATAGAAGAAAATTTAAAGTTAAAAGAACCACCTTTGTATAAGGTAGTTTTTATTAATGATGATGTTACACCAATGGATTTTGTTGTAAATTGTTTAATGTCTATTTTTATGCATGCCATTGATGCCGCACAAGATTTGACACATAAAATACATCAAGAAGGGTTTGCTATAGTAGCAGTATTGCCGTATGAAATAGCAGAACAAAAAGGTATTGAAACCACTGTACTATCTCGTAACAATAATTACCCGTTACAAGTAAAAATAGAAGCAGATAATTAATATTTTATAAATATAAACCATAGGAGAATAACAATATGGACTATTTAAAAGCACGATGGGCAGAAAGATCATCATGGGATGGCGGCGTATTAGTCGCTGTTGGTGTAGTATGCCTCTTATTTTCACCACTGGTTAAGTGGGCGGCCTGGGGCGCAATAATTTATGGTGCATGGACACTATTTAAAGGCGAAGAATGATTGATTCAACACATATAAGATTAGAATGTCTTAAATTAGCAGGTGGTGATTTGACTTTAGCATCAGAGTATGTTAAGTTTGTCACAGATGAGGCCGAGAAAAAATATGGTCCTTCTAGCTATATGGAAATTTATAATGACTATAAAGACATTTTCGATAAAGCAATGGGACAAAAATCACAAAGTTTTGATGATGTACAAACAGCATCAAGATTTTATACTACAGGAAGTTCTGTAGATGTGCCACCGCAAAATATATCTTATGGTGATAAAGAAGAAGTAAAAGAACATGTTATAGAAAATGATAATTTCGCTAAACCACAATTTAAGGATGCATGGTAATGGCAAGTAAAAATATTACAATTATTAAATTAGTATCAACTGCTGGTACCGGGCATTATTATACCACAACCGTTAATAAAAGAAAGATGGGTGGCAATAAACTTAAATTAAAAAAGTATGACCCAGTTGTACGCAAACATGTTTTATATGAAGAAAAGAAAATAAGTAAGTAACTTTATTGTCGTATGATGTAGACAATATGCATTCTGGACGTGGGTTCGATCCCCACCACCTCCACCAAAAGGAGATTAAAATGAACTATAATACATTGATAGGAGGAAGCGACGATGCGATTCCTCCGGAACAAGATAAAAACATTACCAAGGCCTTTCAGGAAAGCTATAGAATATATGTTTAAAATATATGTCGCATGGAGTATCTGTGCCGACATAATTATTATTGGTGGTATAGTATACTTAATCTTTTTTTGACGGGGGTGACATGGCTTCGACAGGGTGAGGACGATATACGGACGACACATGGGAGCAGTTCCATGTTAAAAAACAGCAAACTAAAATAATTGCAAACGACGATTATTACGAATACGCATTAGCCGCTTAATCACGGCAGTATTCCGGGGTATAGAGCATACCTTGTTACCCAATCTGCTTTTTTGGAAGGGCCCGTTTAGGGCCTTTCCTTATTCTATAACTGTAGCAACTAAATGGACGCGATCTTCCTCGCCTCCGTTAAACGCATTATGATATTTTGTATTATCAGTAATCCATACTTTGCCATCTGCGGGCATATGTTTTACTTCATCATCAATAATCATTAGTGCGCCTGGGTTGGTTACGATAGGTATGTGTAATCTGCGTTCAGGATCCCTGTGCCAACTCAATGTTGTGCGTGGCATTTTCCAAAGCAATCTTACTCTGCCTAATTTATAATTGGGAATAAGTGTATCGTATACTTCTTTGAAGTAAGTATCTTCAAATAGTTTAACAAACTCAGTATATTGGGATTCGTCTATTGGATTTTCTCGTTGGACCTCTTCACCACTGCTTGTTGGGCGTGTCCAAAATAATCCTCTTACATTACCACCTGTGATAGAGTTTGGATCACCGGGAATTTGTGTTAGACAAATAGCATTGATGTCTCTTTTGCCTAAAGGAGATTGTCTTGCGACTCGCGAATCAACTTCGCGCAATGCATCCTGTAATTTGCTCACGTCAAAGCAAATATCAGGGTCAATGAAAAAGTTATTCAATTTAGGTAGCAACCTGTAAAGTTCTATTTATAATAGTGGATAACTTATAGCAGTATTACGTTAAATATTGACATGGCGGTAACATAGCTATATATTAATCATAATCGACTACCATTTTATTAATAATGGAGGACGATTTATGCGTGTTACTGAAGTAAAAGATTTCTTTCCTCAAGAAATTCTTGATAAAATCTTATCGATTGCAAACAATAATGAATTTGTGGATATAAATTATTCTGTTGCGAGTGGTATTCGTAAAAAATTAGATCTTTGGGATTTAGATGTTAAACAAGATATTGAGAAATTTTGTGATTCTGTTATAAAAACCGCAGTTGATCACCCTGTTATTATTAATAATGCCTTTTTGTGGAAGGATGAACCAGGATTCTCTATGAGTAATCATGTTGATAATTATAAAGTTCATCTTGCAATACAAATTTATTTAAATGATAATGATAATTTTGGAACTATATTTAAAATGGATGGTTCAGACAAAATAATAAAATATGGTTTAAATAGGGGTTATATTAATCATAATTATCTTGAACCAAGAATTGTTCATTCGGTTCCCAAATGTAATTATAAAAGATTAAGTCTTTATATTATGTACGCTAAAACCGATAAAGATGGTAATCCAATAGTTTTAGAAAATGAACAAGCTAATATGAAATAATAGTGGATAATTTACAGCAGTAATATAGTAGTGCTTTAATCATTAAAACATCACTTTAAATATTGGCATGAGTAAACAAACAAGTATGACAGTTAGTGATTCATCAATGATAACTATCCCAGTTCGTAATTTGATAGCATTGTTCGTCTTTGTAGGTCTTGCTATTACTGGTTATTTTAATGTAACAGGACGTATTACGTTTTTAGAGCATAATCTAGCAATTCAAGATGTCCATGTTAAAGCAAATAATGAATTTCGTGTTAAATGGCCTCGTGGTGAATTGGGTTCATTACCTGATGATGCTGAACAGAATATGAGATTAAATCATCTAGAGAACGAATTAAAAGAAATTCAAGAAAATATTAAAATTTATAAACAAGTAAGTGAAGAAGTTAATCTGCGTGAACAAATGAACGCAATTGAAGTTAAATCAAATTGATATGAAAAAGTTCCTATTTGTATTGCTATTATTAGTGGCTATGCCCGCACAAGCATTGGAATTGTTAGTAGTTACTGCTAACTGGTGCCCTGTTTGTGCTCGTTGGATAGACGAAATTCCAGAGTTTTATGATGATATTGATTTACCAATGATAAAAATAGACATCACTAATGGTATTATTGCAAATCAAGAATATTTAGAGCATTATTGGGAAGGCAATATAAAGAGATTATATGCTGTTCCTACGTTTATTATATGGGATGAAGTTAATAAACGCGAACTAGTACGTTGGGCAGGTTATCAAAGTGAAGAACATTGGTATGAAATGCTAGAACGTGCTAAATTAAAAGCAGATATTAGCATAATAGACTGTGAAGCGGTCGGCCACTGCGAAAGTTTTAATCTCGGTCCCATACCACAAAACCAACCATAAGACTAAATCCTACACTAAATATCTATATGGATATCTATCATGTTTGGTGTGATATCGAAGGTGATATTACCGATAAAGAATGGGCACATAACCTTCGAGAATTTTTAAAATCACTCAAAGAAGAACACAAAATCGAGTCTTATCGTATTACTCGGTGTAAATTAGGCTTTCGTAGTATACAAGATTTGCCTGAATGGCATATTATGATTGAAACAAAAGACATGTCTCAATTAGAAAATGCTTTTCAGAGAGTCGCTAAAGTAGAACATCATGCATTAGACGAAATAGAAAGTCAACTTAAAACAAAGCATCATGCCTTTAATCAGCATGTTGCAGACAATATACAACACGCATTATTCAGAGATTGGCCTGATGAGTGACGATAATGTTATTGACTTTGAAGGGAAGAAAGCAGACAGAATTCCGTTAAAGGAAATTATTGAAACTGACTTTCACGGCAAAGGAGATGACATTTTCAATGATGAAACAACTCGCGTAATATCCGAAGTTTGGTTGTGGGATACGTTAGCTTTATTAGATGAGCACGGTATCGATACTACAAATAATGATTTCAACCATGACTTAACAATTATACTTCAATTAATAGATACACTAATATATCGATACAAGGATAAAAAGCATGATTAAGGCATTTTTTAGAAGTAAAAAATGGGCCTTATGGGCATATGGTGGTGGGGGATTATTAGTTTTATCATTGTGGGTACAAGTACAAATAACTGTAGCAATAAACAAATGGTACGGTGGCTTTTATAACTTACTACAAACATCGGGTACATACAAAGACAACTCAGCAGAAGGTATTGCACTATTTTACGACAAGTTACTCAGTTTTGATTATTGGCTTAATGGCTTTGAAGGCGAGCCGTCATTCGCAGTTTTAGCGTTCCCATATGTTATTTTGGCGGTGCTAACTGGATGGTTTACCCGTATATATGGATTGCGTTGGCGACAAGCAATGACATTTGATTATATTCCGCGTTGGCGCACAGTTAAAGAAGAAATAGAAGGTGCGTCTCAACGTATTCAAGAAGACTGCAACCGGTTTGCACGAATTGTAGAATCATTGGGACTCCAAGTAGTAAGAGCAATTATGACACTTGTAGCATTTATTCCAGTATTGTGGGGATTAAGTGAGCACGTTGCTATTCCATTCTTTAGTGATATACCCGGCTCATTAGTTTGGACTGCGTTAACAGTATCGGTTGGTGGTATAATTATTTCATGGTTTGTGGGTTGGAAACTGCCTGGACTTGAATACAATAACCAAAAAGTAGAAGCGGCATTTAGAAAAGACCTTGTATTAGGTGAGGATGACAAAGTAAATTATGCACAGCCAGAAACACTGTGGAGTTTATTTACTGGCATACGTTTTAACTATCAGAGACTATATCTTCATTATGGATATTTTGATACGTGGATGATTATGTATGATCAATTTATGATTATTGTTCCATACTTAATAGTAGGCCCGGGTTTGTTTACTGGTGCAATATTGTTAGGTGTAGTAGTACAAGTATCTAATGCATTCCAGAAAGTACATGGTGGATTTGCATTGTTCTTACATAACTGGACTACAATTACAGAACTAAGAAGCATATGGAAACGTTTGCATGAATTCGAACGAAACCTTGACAAATACGCTACGATCGCATAGTATAGATAAATTAACAAGCAAGTATCCAAATGCTAATTGGGAAAATGTTTTTAGTAAAGGACAGTTAGAAAGTAAATCATGGCTTGTTGATAAATTACTACACTGGGATGTGGATTTAGGCATTGTGTATATATGTGGTGGTTGGTATGGCCAATTGGCTTCTATGCTGTTTATTAGTAAACTTCCTATTATTAGAATTTATTCGTATGACATAGATTCATTTTGCACCCAAATAGCAAATGATATGAATTCTTTCAAATACGTTAATAGGTTTATGGCAATAACAGAAGATATACATAATTTAGACTACAATAAGTGTGATACTATTATTAATACATCCTGTGAACATATAAAAAACTTTAGTGATTGGTATGATAATATTCCAGATAACAAATTATTAGTATTGCAAAGTAATAATTTTAATGAATTAGAAGAACATGTTAATTGTGTTGATAGTTTAGAGGAATTTAAACAACAATGTTATATAAGTAATCTCTTATACGGTGGGGAGTTGGATATTAATGTTGCAGGATATACTCGTTATATGTTAATAGGTAGAAAATGAATTGGATATTATTTTCATTTCTTATAAAGAACCCAATGCTGAAGTAAATTATCAAGATTTGTTAAGTAAATTTCCTCATGCTAAAAGGGTTCATGGAGTAAGAGGGATTTATGAGGCATATTATAAAGCATCTAAATTAAATGAGTCTGATTGCTTTATTACTGTAGATGGTGATACAGTGGTTTGGGATAATTTAAAAGATATAGAGTTTAATTTTACTAATGATAATCAATTAATTAGATATCCTACAAAAAATAGTATATTAGGTGCTACAGATGCAAGTGGATCTATAAAATGTTGGACTAAAAATACATTTAACTATATAACAAAAGATAACTTTAATAAAAATTTAGAATGGTATAGATGTGATAATATTGAACAAACTGATGGAAATGTTTGTGTTGGTGAAACTGTCATTAATAGTTCTACATATCAAGCATTTTGTGCAGGGTTTAGAGAAGCATTTAAAACACATTCGTTGTTTGGTGAACCTAGAATAAATTATACACTTTCATGGTGTATAAAACGAGAAGTAAAAAATGGAAAATCTTGTGCGTTTGGAGCAAGACTTGGCTTTTTATATGCTATAGATAATAAAATTAGTCTTCAAGACGTTAATGATTTTAAATTTTTAGAAGAGTTATTTACAAATTCTAATATTGAAAACTATATAGATGTAACTAATGAATTAAAAGAAAAATTATATCAAAAACAGTATAAAATAAAAATTACTATATGAACATATTATTATTGTGCCATAGTAGAGGTTGGAATAAATGTACTGGTATGATTAAAGGGTTAAAACTTTTAAATCATAGAGTATTTCTTGTGTCAGATCATTATTGGCCAGATCAAATTGAAAGTTTTGAAATATATAGGGCGGAGTTGTTTATAAACTCGACATATGATATTAAACAAATTCTATTAGATGTAAAAGAAGTAGATGTAGTTTACAGTCTTACTGAAGATCTGTTGCCATTACAATGCAAACTTGAGCAATATTATGGGTTAAGTAATTTATATTATGAAACAGCACAAGTGTTGTCTGATAAACAAAAGTTTGATAATCATTGTAAAGAAATAGGGTTTGGAGAACTTATACCAGATAGTGTTATACCTGTATGTCATGAAGATTTAGATATATTTAAAGATAAAGGAATATTTGTTAAACCTACTGTTGGATCAGGTATGAGATGTTTAACTCCTTATAAAGATTATGAATATACAAGTTTTAAAAATAAAAATAGTTTTATGAAAGAGTTAGGGCCAACATTTTTTAAAGATAATAAACAAGGATTTGCCCATCCAGATTTCAATAATATAAGATATCATTTAATGGCACAAGAATGTTTATCGATTAGTACACAAGTGTTTGGACTTTATACTCGTATTACGAAAAAAGGTATTCCTGAAATAATATTTTGGTTATCAATAAAGTTAGAAGATAATCAAGTTATTTCGCATCGTAGTATTAATGAAAATGAAGTACCTATTAAATTAGTAGAAATTGCTAAACATTTTTTAAGTACATTTGTTACTTCATTAGAAATAAAAGATATGATATTTTCTGGCCCAGACTTTTATATGTATGATGGTAATATAAAAATAATTGATTTAAATCCTCGTCCTGGTGGTGGTATATCTTTTATGGATCAAATACATGATAATGAATTGTTTTCATCTATATTACAAGATAAGTTTATTCCTTTAAGGAAACATTTTCTATGGACTATTGCTAATATAAAACCAGGAAAAATTAAAAGTATTAGTGATATATCTCATTTAAAACCTTATATAAGAGATACAAGTTTGCATCAATTAAAACCTGGTTATACGTTGCCTGAAAATATGTATATACCAAAAGGGATTGAGATTATGTTGTCAACAGATGAAAAAAATGGATCTAGTTTAGATAGTAAACATAGATCCATTTCAGAACAGTTACAGGCGTGTATTATATATGAAAATTAATTTGAAAAATTACTAATAGCACTATTAACTTTAGAAGTTATAGCACCACTATTAATTATATATGTCATAGTTCCACCAAATGCAGTTTCCCATGCTTCTGATTGTACTAGTTTAGCAACAACACTTCGAGCATTGTTTACGGCAGTTTTAGATGCGTTGATAGATACAATAACATCAACAAATGCAAAATCTAAATCTCCATTTGCACTAAATGCAAAGCATTTACCATCCGCTTCTACTTTAGCTTGTTTAGTTTGAGTTGTAAAAATAGTATCAGTGTCGTTTCCTAGATAACCTCTGGTAGTTGCACCACTTCCGTCATAAGGAACAATAACAAAATTTATATTATTGTCTTTTCCTACCCTATCAAGGAATTTTTTAACAGGGGGTGATTTCCCCCATGTTGCTATTTTAATTGTTTTACCAGACATGTCTGACATTGAAGTAAAAGTGCGAGAACACATTATTGTTTCATATGTCATAATACCGATAATTGTATTTTCATTCATTTCTACTGATGGCATAGATGAATCGCCTGGCCACTCTGTACTCCACATAGTAAGTACATTTTTATTATTAAAATGACTGGCCGCAACTACAGGATTATTGGCCTGTATAAATTTACTATCAACTTGATTGCCAATCATTGACAATACTGCTTTAAAATCTCCTGAGTCGCTACCAGCATTTACGATTGTATAACTGTCATCTGCTGTAGCTGAAAAAGAAGTTAAAAGCATAGATAGTGCTACTATAACTTTTTTCATTGATTTAACTCCTTGTTGTAATTGATATCAACTAATTTTATTTACTTTATTATTGATATATGGTACCAATTCTTGGTATTAGTTAAATAGATAATGATCGTTACCAAAATCTTCCTTTTGTCTATATCCTAATTCTGTTAAAAAAATGTAGGCATCCTTATTTACTATCTCAATGTAAATTGGTGGTTTAAATTTTCTTATTGTTTTCTCTGCACCTTTTAATGCCTCTAATTCGTGACTTTCCACATCCATTTTAATAAAATCCACATTATGAAAATCATAACTATCTATTGTTTTAGTGTTAACAGATATATCTTTTGGAGTCTGTATAACTTTTTTCTTTGTAAGTTTTTTAAATTCTATTTCCATTTCTTCAGCATTATAGTGTAAGGTAGACATACCAGTGAAATAATTTATATATTTCATAGTTGCTGTGCCTGCCCTGTCAGAAATTGCCACTTTGTTTAAACTTGCATTCTTTTCTAATACATTTGTTTCCCAACATTCTATATGTTGTGGTATTGGTTCAAATGCTATCACTTTTGTAAATTCATAGGCAAGTCTTTTGGACCAAATGCCTACATGAGCACCAATATCTAAAGCTATATTCTTATTAACAATTTGTTTTATTGTAGATAAGTAAGGATTAAATTCGTAATTAGCACTCCAACGCCAACCACAATGATCTTCTTCTGGTATATAAAAATGTTTATCGTTTGTTAATTTCATTGATATATTATTATTATTCTTATTGCGTTATCCCAAAATAAGTCAGTTAAAAAGAACCCATATATTACTGGAAATGTATCTAAATTTCTCATATAATATCCTAGTATAGTTAATACTATTAAACAAATAAGCATCCACTCTGCTACTGGATAAATTTGAATACTCATTATACATATTATGCTTACAATACCAATGCTCACTATATTTTTGTGTTCTTTATAAAGATATGCTATTTTACCTAACATGTTAAAACCTGTCCATGATAATAATAGACAAATTAGTATTATAACTGGAATACAATAAAGTATAGAGAAAAATTCTGATTTAATTGTCTCTAAATTGAATATATAACCTTGAGACATCATCAAATAGTATATTAGTACCTCACTTCCTACAATTGGTATGCCAAGTATCAGTAATGGTAATAAACTACTCAATGCTCCACTGTTATTTGCCGCTTCGGCCGCTGAAATACTTTTTAAGTTTGGCATTCTAAAGAATTTTTTTACTAAATTAGCACTAACAAAACTTCCTAGAATATTAGTAATGCCAGGTATAAGTCCGCACCAGAATCCAACAACACTTCCTAACATTGTTGCAGGTAACGTATTTTTTCCTATAGCAAATTTAGTTATTTTTTTGGGTGTACTGATAGTTAAATTTTTAAATTTTAATATTTCAGGAATAATATACAAGCCTATCATTATACTACTAAACGGTATGCCCAAAGTTAAGTAATCTATACCAAATGTGCCCCATGTTTCATATGTAGTATTATTAAATCCAATTTTGGCAAGCACACCTCCTAATATAAAAAGAAGCAATGTTTTATATATTTGTTGTTTTGTGTATAATGTTATTAGTATAATTGCTAAACCAATAACAATTAATTGAATAGTACTATTGTAAAATTTAAAAATATGTAATATTTGTGGGAAAAATAGTAGAAATACTCCTACGGCAAATATAGAACCTATACTGCTTGCTATTGCGTTGCTACTTACAGCAAGATGGCCAACTCCTTTTGTAAATAATTTATGACCAATTCTTGCAGTAGTAACTGCTGTCGCGTCACCAGGAATTCCATAAAGTATAGCAGTAACACTGTTTGTATAATTTGATGTTATTATGAGTGCTATATAAAATGCTAAAATATTAATTGGCTCAGTGTTTGCCAATATAGCATAAACTGTTGCTATTGCTAAAAATGGACCAGCGCCGGGAATGATTCCAAAAATTATTCCACTTGCTATGCCAAATAAAGACCACAATAATAGAATCACTGTACATGACCAAGATCTAATACTTTTTGAAATAAATGTTTATCAAATTTTAAACAAATAACTAATAACATCATATTATTTGCTACTGAGTGAACACTGTGTCTTTTGTTACCATTAAAATACCAAATACTGCCGTTTCTGCCTTTTATGATTTTATCATCATATATCCATTTGAATTGATATTCGTTAGTATTAACAAAGCCAACTAGTCTAATTTCTTCGTAAGTATAATCTTCTTTATTAATATCAAAATGGTCTGGAAAAAAACTTCCTGAATCCATACGAAGAAAATGACATCGACCTAACCATGGTTTCCATGGTTCTAAAAGATTTTGTAATTCCTCGCAATGATCATATACAGGGGTTGTTACGTTAATATCATGATTATGTATTACTTGCCCTGTTTCTATTTCATAATCTCTTAAACTTGTTAAATCAGGAACACCGTGGAGACCACCATCAATGCTGGTCACACTTAATCCCCATCTGTTATTTGGTTTACTAGGGTTATAACGTTTCCAGTTAAGTTTGAATATTTCTAATTCTTTTAATAACTTTTTATGGTTAAATCTATTCAGTTCAATCCAATCAACCATAGAATATAATCGTAAAAGTGCTTTATCATCATCATTCATACGTTTATAATGTAAATTTATAAAGAAATTTTCTCAAACTTTAGTGTAGTATCTTTAGATGGTGTTATTCCCATAACCAGAGACATATATTCATTATATTTTGCTTCATCTACAAATTCTCTTGTAGTTATAACTGATAATCCATCTTCTGCTAATTCTTGACTTTTAGATATTACTCTGTCAGTTTCATATTCTTCTCTTTTAGAAGATACATCATCTAAATATTCGCTATGATCATTCCAAAAATCAGTAGTTGAACTGTAAACTTTTTCTGCATCTAATAGAGATGTTATTTTATATTTGACTGTGTGTGGCATTATTATTCCTCTTTCCTTGACAATATCATTGAAATATAATATAATAGTATATGTTAAGTATATTTATAGTTAAATATTAACATGTCAAAGATTATAGTAGTTTCAGGCGGTTTCGACCCTATCCATAAAGGACATATCGCTTTATTTAATTCAGCCAAAGCACTAGGAGATAAACTCGTAGTGGCGTTAAACAGTGATAAGTGGCTTCAACGCAAAAAAGGCAGGTCTTTTATGTTATTTGAGGAAAGACGCCTTATTGTACGCAATTTACAAATGGTGGATGAAGTTTTCTCGTTTAATGATAATGACAATACTGCTATAGATGCATTAAACAAAGTTAAAAGACATTACCCTGATGACACAATTGTATTTGCTAATGGTGGAGATCGTGGTAAAGATAATGTTCCAGAACAAGAAGTAGAGGGTGTAGAATTTGTGTTTAGTATTGGCGGTGATGACAAGAAAAACTCCTCAAGTGACTTAATTAAGAATTATAAATTTGGTATGTCGTATGAGGAATTTGGTTATTATAATGTATTGTACAATGACACAACATGTCGTGTAAAGGAAGTACATTTAGATCCCGGCGCAACAATGCAAATGGAACGTCATAAGAAGAAAAGTGAATTTTGGTTTGTTGCTAAAGGTGATTGTCAAGTAGAATATGCTTGGCCAGAAGATGTTAATAAACTAAAAACCCGCTCATTAACAAAGTATATGCATTTTTATGTTCCATCAGGACAATTTCACCGTATATATAACGAAACAAAACTCCCTTGCAAAATATTAGTTATGGAATACAGTCCTACAGCAGATGTTAGATTTGATGATGACTGCGAACTAATTGAGAATTATTACAATCCCGTTCCTATTACAAGCACAGCATTTTTATGAAACTAAATAGTTTATGCGCTGGACACGAGAAACAAGAGAAGAACGAGCAATTAGACTGAGCCAATGGCATGAATGGTTTGCGTGGCGTCCAATACGCATGTGGAAATTAAATCCAAGAAAATCCCATAGAACACAGAAAGAAGTACAAATGTTAGAACACTCTAATCAAGTGATATGGTTAGAACGTGTTATGAGAAAGTTTGAAGGTGATACTAAAATTTATGCAGGTTCATTAAAAGAAGTAACAATGATACAATTAGCAGACCCAGTAATTAAACATAGAGTAATTATTCGAGAGGATGATTGATGCCAACTTATGAATACAAATGTGAAGACGATAATTGCGAACATACCCTAGAAATAACACAATCCATTAAGGATGAGCCAATAGAATTTTGCCCAAATTGTGGCGAGAAAACATTTAAAAGAGTACCCTCATTATCATCATTTATTTTAAAAGGAGATGGTTGGTATAAAAACACCACTAAACCTTCTAGCAATGACTCGTAAATACGAATATAATGGTTACCTTAGAAGTAAATTCTTTGGCAACACTACTCACAAGTCACTCAACAATGAAGAAAGATAGAATCATATTAACCGATGTTGATGGTGTCTTGCTAGACTGGGAATTCGCGTTTCATACGTGGATGGAAGAGCACGGACACACAGCAGAAGATGGGCATAAACTAGTTTATAGCGTAGCAAAGCGTTTTGGTATAACTGGTACAAATGCTAAAAAATTAACAGAGTTTTTTAATGAGAGTGCTTCAATAGGTTTCCTCCCCCCATTACGAGATGCTATGTTTTATGTAAAAAAATTACATGAGCAACATGGTTACGCATTTCACGCAATTACATCATTAAGTTTGAATAGACACGCGATACGTTTAAGAGAACAGAATTTAGCCAAATTGTTTGGTGAAACCGCATTTGAAAAAGTAGTTTGTTTAGATACTGGCGTTGATAAAGATGACGCATTAGAACCTTATAGGGACTCAGGATGCTGGTGGATAGAAGATAAAATGAAAAATGTAGATACTGGCGAAAAAATGGGGTTGCGTGGTATACTAATGGAACATGGTCATAATATGGATTATCCAGGCCCTGCTTTAGTTGCTAAAAATTGGAAAGATATTTACAACTTTATTACTAACCCTTCATCATAAAGGATTCACCACACCCACAAGATGCAGTATCTGGGATGGTAACTTTAAATGCTGGCATAAAATCACCAGTATAATCAATTGTTGCACCAGTCATATGTGTAATTGTAAATTTATCAATGAGGAATTGTTTACTCTCACCTAAATCAAAAGTAATATCACCATCTTCTAACTCGTCAGAATTTTCCCATTTGCCAATTAAGCCTGAGCACCCGCCGCCATCAAGTGAATAGCGGACGTATGGTACGTCATTTTTAGTAGCAACTGTTAGTAACTGTTTTTTTGCTGTTTCAGTTAGTATTATGTTGTGTTCCATATTCTTTCTCAAAAGTTTCTCTTAACCAATCATAATTGTCTGAAGTATTTCTGTATTCCTCTATCCAATTATTACATATTTTAGCACATTTTATGCCGTATGTCACTCCTTCTATACAGTATTTACCATTTTTTTGCTCATATCCTACACTAGACCATTTATCTAATCTTATAGTATAATCATTATGGTTTTGTTTATTTGTCTCATTAAGAAGTTTATAAGTTAGTCTATTTCCAATTCTAAATCCTGTTTTCCATGAGTCATATGGCGAGGTATTAAAAAAACTTATGCTTGCTATGTTATTTTCTTGCCATGAACCCCACATTTTCCAATAATCTTCCTCAATTATAGTTTCATCAAATATTTCATATGTATTATCGATGTCATAATTATTAGGCAGTTTGAATTTTTCAAATAAGTTATAATTGTTTGTGCTTTTACAAACTAAAGCCACAGGACTATGATTAAGTATCTCACCATTTACCGGATTTAATGAATTCCAATTAATATTATGTTTTCTTTTAACATATTCATAACTAATTTCGTCATTAGTTAATGTGGTTAAGTGTTTAGTCCATTTTTGCGGTGGTTTAAAGTTAAAATCCTTACATACCATAGAATCTCCTTCAACTATAAAGTAGTATGGAGTTTCTGTTATTTCCCTACACGCATTATACGCATTAAGTATTCCTTTAACACCATTTACACGTTTAGCGTTAGGTACACGTTTTTTTAATAATTTATAATGTTTATCAGCATCTTTCTCATTATAACTCATAAACACTACGTCTAAATGTGGATTTGGTATAGGTCTTACGTCAGAAAAATCAGAATTGTATTCAATAAATTTATTAACAGTTTCTAAGTCAATATATTGTTTGGTTAAATCTAACTTCATATTAATATTTAATAAATACATATAAATGGAAACATTATTATGAGCACACAGATGAAAGATATTCTAACAACGTTAGAGTTACTTACGAAAGAAAAAATTGATCCTGAAACAATATTAGAAGAGGGTGAAATAGAACAAACTCTTAAGTTAGATGAAGATGGAGAATTGTTGCCTGGCCAGCAATTAGACGAAGCATTTACCAAGCAACATTTTGAATTATTTGCTGATATGTTAAAAAGTATTAGTGATAATGATACTCGTGATGACTATGCGAGTCGTTTAGTAGCAATGTTTGAGAAGGATAATCCTCGCTTTAATAAAGAAATGTTTCTACAAGCCGCAGGTATTGATACTGCTGATGAAAAAACAGAACTTGTATATGATGAACATGGGAGTGTACATCAAATTAGACCATCTGAAGTAGATGCTTTCTTACAAGGTCATCCTGGTCGTGGTTTAGCAGAGTCAGTATAACTCAATAACATTAATTAAGGGAGATGGTTAATGGCTGGACACTTAAAAAATGCCGCGATCGCGGCGAATCGTAAATGTAATTTTTCTTATTACTGCTATCACGCATGGATAGCATGTAGAGCAGGTGCTTTATTGGGTTATTTGTCAATAATGTCATTTGTTCACGCATTTTTTCCATTTGTATATGCTGGATTTGGATTAGCAAAATTAATTGTACGTAATACTAATAATATCCGTAGATCTATCCCAAATTGGGAAGGCTGGAAAGAGTTAGATAACTGGAACGACGAGAAATACAAATAACTTGACATTTTACACGATTTGCTATAGAATCATAGCATGACTAAAAAATATATTTACCTTGCTGGCCCGATAGCGCAATGCAATTATCAGGAAGCAAACGACTGGCGCAGTTATGTTCGTGATAAATTACACACAAACATAATTGGAATTTCCCCACTACGTTGTGAGCCTATGGAAGGAGAAACATACGGCCCAGGTAACGACCCACGTTACAATTCCCCCGGAGCAATAGCGGCAAAGAATTGGTATGACACAGAAAAGTGTGATTTAATTCTTGCATATATGCCACGTGAATTAAACCAACGTCGGCCATCTTATGGTACAACTATTGAGATTGGTTGGGCAATTGGTTTAAAGAAACCTATTATATTAGTAACAGATGATGAGTACTTAACAGAGCATCCTTTAATTAGGGCAAATGTTAATTGGGTATTTGAAGATTTTCAAAATGCTGTAGATGTTATACATGGATTATTTGACGATTACGTAGGCAATGGATAGAACTGAAATACATTGTGTAGATAATGGGCAAGTTGCTCCAGCAGATATTTTACATAAAAATGATAAAATGCTGGAAGTTGCTATTGTAGGCACAGATACCCCTATAAAATTATTTAAAAAAACTCCCGATGCTAAGGTATATCATGGTAGATATGCTGGTTTAGAGTTTACATCAACAGGCGAACCACCTAAAACGTAGGTTTTTCCGAGTAATATTATTGGTATTTTAACTAAATACTGGTAGATATTACTTTAATGGAGCAACCTACGTTTAATGAACGATTTTTACGATTTCGCTACACTTCTAATTGATAAAGAAAAAATTGAAAAAGTAATTCAGCGAAAGGCGTCAATAATTCAAAGAGCATTTGAAGAAAAACATAAAGCGCCTGAAAGAATTATAAGTCTTGAATTTCATAGTATATTAGTAGATTTTGCCTTACAAGGTTTAGATGTAAGTTATATTTCTGAGAATAAAAAACTTGTCAAATATGTAAATAATTTGTGTAAGGAATTTGATGTTAAAATTAAAAATCACAATATGCCATTAGATGCATTTTGTGTTAAGTATCATATGAATAAAGATAAACAAGAACCATATGATGCTGTATTAGCATTGGATCAATATTTTACATATGCTAATAGTGAAGATCAACAAAGAACTAATTTACATAATGCGTTGTCTTTATTACATACAGAAGGTATTTTATTAACATCTTTAATGGATTATAAGAATATTAAATTCAATAATAAAATGTTTACTGAACCATTTTATATTAGTACTGCTGGAGTAGAATATATATTAGTATCTTATAGAAAATGGGATCAGGAAGATAGAAAGAAGTGGATGCACTATTCTTATGCTATTGATCAAACAAATAAAAAAATGACAGTATTTGAACCACAACAACGTCAAGCAATGTTTTTTAAACAACTGGCATATCATACTGCTTCAGCCGGTTGGACTAATTTTACAGTGCATAAAAAATTATTGTATAAACCGATATATAGTAATAGTGGTCAGTATATTATATCAGTGACACAATAGGAAAAATTATGAGCATAGCAACATTTGAAACATTAATGTCACCAAGTTCTATTAAAATAGAACATATCAATTTTGACGCCAATGATCTAAGTGGTGACTATATAGATGGTGGTACGATAACGAATTTTTCCAGTACTGGTATTAAAGATGAAGCGACCAAGCCTGCCTTACACCTAGATGATAATGGTTTAAGTGTTGATAATATCACTAGTAATGATATAGAAGTTACTAATATTACAGTTAGTGGTACAATGACTGTAGAAAATCTCAAATACAAATTTACACAAGAAGAGATAGTAGATGGCATTCATTTAGGTAAACAAGGATTAATTCATATGGGACATGATACTGTGTTATCTCGTAGTGAATTAGGTCCAGGTATTGCCTTTAGTAATTTAAGGACAGTGGGACATTTAGAAAAGTTGATTGTAATTGGCAATCTAGATGCAGGATATAGTTTCCACGTTAATTCATTAACCAATCGTGTTGGTATTAATACTTCTGAACCTGTTGGCGCACTACATATACAAAATGACAGTGGTGCTGAATTAGTAGTCGATGGTGTAGGTGATAAAAGTTATGTTGGTACTGCTCGAAATACTGATTTAGTATTTGGTACTAATATGCTTGGAAGTGAAAAAGCAGTACATATGACAGTTTGTACTGATGGTAATATTGGCATAGGCACTCGCGAACCCACTGCTACATTAGAAGTACGTGGTGATATTAAGTTTGATGGTGTCACAATGTCCTCAGGCTACTCTAAACCAAAACCAGGCTGGCATGATAGAAGTGAGATTATTTGGAATCAAGAGCCAGCAATTGGCCAACCAATTGGTTGGGTTTGTATAGAATCAGGTGACCCTGGCACATGGGCCACATTTGGCACTATCGAATAGTTACCTCCTAAAATTATTTTTTGATAATTAATACTTGAGGTAATTTAATTATGAAAAAGTATATAACTACTTTGGCTGTAGTGGTGTTTTCTATGATATGCTCGCCCAATATCTATGCATATGATACAAATTATTCACTACACGGACACAGTGCAAGTTTTTTGATGTTAGATAATAAGTGGATGACACTTAATTATCTTCACCCTAACGCCAACAAAGTCGGTATGAGAAATGCCGC